TTTGATGATATGCGTTATAACACAAATGATTTAAACTGGCTCAATGAACAAGAAGCCACTGTGGACGGTAATTGTGTAATAGACGGTGAGCAAATAATACACGCTAACGATGTTATTAAATTGCACCTAAACAAATACAAAGATTGGACTTGCAACGCAGGTATAGAAAGTCTAATGATAAATTGGAACGGGGATGTACACAGAGCGACTTGTAGAGTCGGTGGTAGTCTTGGCAACATATATGAAGGCAACTTCGTTGCTCCTAGCGAACCTGTAACTTGTGACCGTAATTTCTGTACCTGCGCGGCTGACATTCCACTTACAAAATATGCACATACAAACACTTAACCCTTTCAAATACAAAAGACTATTTACTTTTGGATGCAGTTTTACACGATACCTTTGGCCAACTTGGGCAGACATTCTTGCAGAAGATATACCATACTATGAAAACTGGGGTTGTGGTGGCGCGGGCAATCTTTATATTTCTAATGCTATTATGGAAGCCCACAATAGGCATACATTTACTGAAGATGATTTGATTGTAGTCATGTGGAGTAACAAAAATAGAGAAGATCGATATGTGGATAACAAATGGATGTTAACTCCTGGAGCAATGCTAGAAGAACGTTACGGGGCTAAATGGATTAAAAAGTTTTACGATGATCGCGGATGCATGATTAGAGATCTAGCCTTGATTCAATCAACGCAACTTTTCTTGGATACACTAGACAGTGATTGGATTAACATGTCTATCAATACGTTTGCCAACGGTGATATCGATAAAATAAAAAAAATCGCTCCTGCATACTTGGAAGGTAATGCAGATTACCATCAAGAAATTATTGTTCCATTACATCAGGGTGTTATTTCAGACCTGTTTATAGATCGAGATGTTATTGACTGCTATAAAAATGTATTTTTAAAGTTACAGCCGTCTGTGCTTAATATGTTACAAGATACTAGTGAATACAAATTGCGAGGCCGTCCTAACAAAAGTGATGGACATCCTACTCCTGCTGAAATTTTAAAATATTTAGATTTAGTATTTCCGGGCAATACCATTAGTTCCAAAGCTAGAGCTTATGCAGAATCATTTGAAGAACAGATATGGTCCCAAAGAACTACTACAGAGATTTTTGAATCTAGATCGCAAACAATCATTAGATTATAAGTTTGTTAATTCAGGAAATTTTGTCTTAGTTAAATGTGTTTCTGGAATACAGGTACAACACTCCATCTGGCACTTTGATTGTTTAAATTCCGGATTGAATATATCGATAAAGTTATTGTCTAAAATATTATATCTTTGATCAAATAGTGGCTGTCCACACGATCCTTGTATTACTCCGTCCCAGCTTACATAGATAGAATCCAAACCAATATTACAGTCCCAACCTTTAAAATTAGTCCATCCGCGGTTAACATACGTATTGGGTGTGGCCAGCACTGGAAGAAATTTATCTTCTAACCAGACAATACTTTCAAATATTTTCATAGACCCGTCAAAAATTAAATTATAATTTTTTAAAAACCATGCTGGGTTTGGTAATCTTTTTAATTCCTTGGACATATAAGTCTTTTGTACTGTAGTATATGGAAGATATCCCACAACTTCTTTAGCTAGTATAAACCAAGGATATTTGCTGTGTGCTTTCATATACTCGATAGCATCAACACACGAGTCCCATATAGTTGGATCCATTAATACTAATATTGTTACTTTTTTATTTAAAGAATACAGTATATCAGCAACGTCAATCATGTGGTCGATATCACCTTCTTTGACATGATGTGACAATGTTGCATTATCAATTAAGTGACCATTTTCTTTCCACCAACGCAAAGTTCTTGATCCGTTTGATGTAACACTTACGTAGACATCGTTTGATTTTTTTATTTCTAAAATAACTTTATCTAAGTCTTTCCATAATGTTGGCTCTCCGCCGCCTATATCTAGATGAAATTTAGTTTTTCCTAATTTAGTATACTGATTAAACAAATGTCGAAAATTAGAAATTACCATACTGGTATCAGTTGGTACTTTAAAGTTGCCTTCATTTGATCCAGGAAAACAATAATCACACTTGAAATTGCATACGTTACTGGGACTCCATCTTATGTTTAAAATATTAGTCTTGGCAAGAGATTTTATTTTAATCGGGTTCATAGCAAGTGTTCTAATTCAGGAAATACTTCCCTAGCATCTACATTGCGAATAGCATCCAAGTTAACAACATACTCTTTAAAGTCTGGCAACAAATGTGTATGATCTTCTGCTTGGATAAATTTTAAGATGCCCTCCCAACGTTTCCAACCGTATGGATTATCTTTCCAAAAATTATCATCTTGCCTATAGTTTTCCCACAACCAGTTTTTAAAGTCAGAAAATTGTTGTACAATTTCTTCCTTGTCTGCTTGGGGTAAAATCCTAGCACTTAAAAATGTTGGTATGTATAACAAGTGTAAGTTGATGATGCCGCCACCAGTTTGGTATTCGTCAAGTGAAAATTTATTAATCTTTTTAAATCCTTGAGTCAGTTTCCATTTGGCAAAATCGATAATATGCTTAATGTTAAACACTTGCACCGCGCAGGCTATTGCACAATGTACATTATCCGGTGCGTTATCCATTAACCACAAGCTACGTTCTATATCAGCCCAGTCAGTTGGGTAGCGAATGTAATTGTTACGTTCCATAACAGCATCTATACTAAATGCATATCGAACTTGTTTGAATTGACTCCAAACACTGATAATATCCTCGTTGACAAATATGCCGTTACTGTTATAACGCAAACTGATATTCTTAGCATAGCCACGACGAATGATTTCATCTAAAAAGCGTCTATGCTCTTTGATCATTAATGGCTCGCCACCTGCAAAGTACAATTGAGTTATGTTAGGAATCTGTTCAAACACATCATCCCAAAACTCTGGTTTTTCATACCATGTGTTATTGAATGATGCTTTATCAAAGCCCACTTGGTGCAACACAATAGTGCTTTTTGTTTTGGCTACTAGCTTGTCATAGTCTTGTAACCAGCGACTACTGTCATGCGGACTGCACATAACGCATTTTAGGTTACAAGTATGTCCAAGTCTTAAATCCAAGTATCGTATAACAGGAGGAACAGCACCAGTATTATCAGTGTCACTGATAAGTTTATTAAAATCAAGACCGTCACGATTCCACTCATACATTTCCCATAAGCGTTTGCTTACGACTCCATTGGATTCTTCTTCGAAACATTTTGTACAGCTGGCAGGAACATTACCTGCCAGCATGGTTAATCTCACGCTACGCATATACTGATTGTTAAATGCTTCCAAAGGAGTTTCACGACCAAAGTTCGCAGGAGACCCATCTTCTTTTTTGACTAGCCCCACAGTATGATCTCCTGTAGCCGCGCCGCTAGCATTAGTGACACAACACAATCTAGCATCACCGTTAGGGCGTGTGGCCAAATGAATCCAGGGCAGAGCGCAGAAAGTCTTGCTTCCTGTCTTTTCTTCGATTAATTTTACATAACCTTGTATCTTATCCTGCATTTTCTAAATACCTCAATAAAGGGCTTACACCAACTGGACAATTATCTCGCATAGCAATATGTATAGCCGGAGTAGGAGTCAAGTTGAAATCCTGGCATATCTTAAAATAGTTATCCCCGTGTGTGTTCCACAAGTAATCTGATTTGAAATTTGATAAGAAATGATTTGCTATCATGACCGGTGCTCGAAGTAACATGTGAAAATCATTCATTATGCTAATGCTGTCTGGCTGTGTGTGTTTTGTCCATCGTAGCCCTACACGATTCCATCCTAGGCCCAGTCCTTTACTCAAGCTAATACCTACACTGCGGATTGATGGATGAGATAAATCAAAGTTGATTCCGCGACAGCAAGTAAGCCAAGCGCCATCCACATGTACACCGATTCCCTTGTCTTGCGCTTCATCTAATACTTCCTCCATATTGATATGTACTGCGCCAGTGCTAGGAAACGGCATGGCAATTACTAGTGGTATATTTTCTCGTAACAGTCCTGGTCTAGTTCCCTGGTTACCTAGCCTATCGTGATATCTGTAATCATCAACAAGCACTTGTGGCTGGCATTGCATATAGATATTGTCAATGTATTGCGTACATCCTTGCATAATATCTATTCTGTCAAAAGTATCCAGTCCGGCTATATTATTAAGTGTACTGTTCTCTAACCAGTTAGACATGATTTCTTTAAAATCAACATAGACATTGTCCGATATATCTTTGTCCAGGGTTCCATCCAGCACTTCTTGTATAGTTTCTTCTATCAAGTTGTCACTAAGAGGTTGCGGGCGTTCAGTTTCTAACCAGCGATCGGAATAGTTGGTTGCTATTTTAATTCTCATGTACTACCTGATCTCTTGATTTTCCAAAATCATTTATTGGTGCGCGACCACACATCCTGGCACAGGTTATTAAACTGCGTTTGTCCCAGTACTCGTACCACAAGTGTTGATAGCTATCGGACTCTATGATATCTTTTACGCCAAGTGCTACAGCGTTCAAATTGCCAATGCCGCCAAACGCTTCAACTATATCATGATATTGTGATAACATTTCATATCGCACTTCAGCGGCATCATTTTTATCTATAAAGGTATACGGCGCACTTGCTATCCAACAACATGGAAATACATTCTTAAATGCATCTATATATACTGCTCGCTGATTTAGTGCTTGACAATCAATAACCGATTCGGATACTATTTGCTTGTAAGCATTAATAGCATTCTTGTCGATAAACTTTAAGGGAGTATCGGATGCTGGCTCGATTATATGTGTGACATTTCCATTCTTATCTAATACATCTACTTTAGGCTCGAGTAGGAAACGAGAACTGTTTTTCATAACAAAACTGGCAAAACCTAGATCCTTGCTCATCTGCCTAGCTTTTTCTACTTGATCTTGGTTGTGTTTGAATCTGATAAAACACCATTCAGCAGTTCCGCCGGCGGCAATAAATGCCTTGGCATTTTCTATTATATTTTCAAAACTTGTTCCAATACGGTAGACGTTGTGTGTATCACTAAGTCCATCTAACGCAAATACTACTGTGTGGATTTTTGGTAATGCTTTGGCCAAGTCACTCCACCAGCTGGTAGTTCTAGCACTGCCGTTAGTGTGTATACGCACATTGAGATTGGGATTGGTTTCTGTAGAATATCTACACATGTCGATCAGTTGTTTGTTCAATATAGGATCTCCAAAATTCCCACAAAAGAAAAAACCGTTTATTTGATTAAGTACTTCGGGAGTCATAATAGTTTTGAAATCTTCCAAAGACCAATCATTTAATTTTATTAAAGGATTCTCCAAGCCGCCACTACGATTGCGCGAACACATGGGACAACTGGCTTGGCAGTTGTTGGTAATCTCTAAATGTACATCTAATAACTCGTTAAAGTGAAACATTATTTCAGCCCTAATTCTTTACGTATTTTAGTAGCACTAATATCAGTTACTGCGTCATCGAATGTTTCTTCGCCTGAAGTATAGCCCACGCCTCGGCCCCAGCCAATGTGTACAATGTTAGGAACAACTTGTATTTCGTACTGGCCTTGATATAGCGGATCAAGATCACGTTTGATAAAACTTTTAACTTTTTCCACTTCAAATGGATTGCTACCTTGCCAACCTTGTACATCACGTACTTGGATTATAACTTGTCCAGTTTTGGATAACAGGCGCTCAAACAATGCACGATGTCCATCATGCCACGGTTGCCAACGACCCAGCATTTGTACAGTTTCTTTCTTCCAATCAAACACAGGTCGACGTCTGTTGTCTACAATGTGCGCGGCAACAAATTCACCCCACTTTTCTGCACGTTGTTCTGTAACACGGAAGTCGTATACTTCTGGTTCAATAAACATGGCGTTAGTGTCAGCGTATCGACCTTCACGGATAGTATCCATCCAGACGGTCCAGTCTGCTTTGAAGTTATTACGCATTTCAACCAATGGTGCAACAAAGTCACAAATAACAAAATCAGTAGTATAACTATCTGCAAGTTCTCGCATACGTAAACTTTGACGAATACGTCCTTCGTGGCTAAAATCCCAATCGTTATATTTTTTTCGAACATCGTCAGCATTAAGCCACATGACTGTTTTCTTTTCAGTCTGAAGCTGTTCTAATATATGTTGTGCTATGGTTGTTTTGCCGGATCCAGGAAGACCCATAATTAATATACGTTTTGTCATTTTAGTTCCTTTGGTATTTTGCTATCTGCACTACTCACACAAGTAGGAGTAATGCACAGTTTGGGTTCTTTGAATAAATCAAACCCTGTAAGAATATTTCCTATATTGTTTTCTTTACAACTGTAAGCACGTTTGACTTCTGTGCTTCTTATTATAACACTTTGATAGCCTGCATTGCAAGTCCAGCCCTCAAATTTGTTAAATCCCAGTGCGTTAAACCGCTCTGCTTGATCAATATAATAATTTTTCTCACCATCTGTTAATCGTATTTGAAACTGTTCCTGTTGTTCAAAATCATTTTGCATTATGCTCATCATCTCAGGAGTGTATCCTTCTACAATAGCAGTGGCAGTATCATTACTTTGAGGTTTGAGTGTCACATTGATTCCACGAGCACGTAGTCGCTCACAGCGTTCCAATGTTTCAAAAAACTTTTCCGGAACCATGACTTGATTAACAGTAACATGCACAAGTTCATACTGTAACTGTAAACACTTGTCTCCAAACTCTTGCTCCTTGGCAAACTCCGCATGAAAACTGGCTGTGATACTCCTGCGCTGTAATAACGCAGTATTGGCACACCACGTGTTCCACCATTTGGATCCCGGGCTCAGATTGGTTGTCATATGGATACTTTGGTAAGGGCTTTTGGTTTCGTCCAAGTGTTTTATCAATTCTGGAAATTGCTTGTACGCTGTGGGTTCTCCTCCACTAAAGCTCCAATGAAATTCAGTAAATCCATTAGCTCGAGCTTGACGTTTGATTTCATCAATAGTGTTTTTATACACATCCAATGTTTGGTAATCCAATTTGTCACTTCGAGCGTAGGGCCAACAATATGAGCAGTTGTAGTTACAAAATCTACCCAATATCCAACTTATGTTAAATAATGGACGATCCAGCATTGTTTGTTGCCCAAAAGCAACAATATTTTGAAATGGAATGGTTGTAAATGACATTGACAGTATTTACAAAAGACAGTATACTTACATGGTAGACGTGAGTGGAACATGGTATACCTCCTCCAAGTAAGCTGACCCCCAGCTGAACGGAGGGACAAGGCTTGTGACTTAGTCATGCTTTGCAGGTTCGAATCCTGCCGTCTACACCATTTTTAACACAGGCACAGAAAGGCATTTTATGAAAACAGTATTTTTAATTTTAGCATTGATTTCTAATGTAGCAATGGCTCAAACTATTGGTGTCATAGAAGTTAACAAGAATGTTATAAACACATCAACAATTACTTGGCGAGGAGCCGATGACGTGAACAAGGCTTGTAATGCTGAACGAGTGCGTAGAGGAAAACCAACTTATAAGCAACCCAGTTTGGCTTGTAGTTTTTGGGAAAATAATGTTTGTTTAATTATTACTGGATCTAAAACAGATCCTGATACAATTGCACACGAAGTGTTACATTGTTTTAGAGGAAATTGGCATTGATGAAAAAAGTAGCAAGTAGTCCTGAGAGACATACCTTTCAAAAGGAATGTGCTATTAGACGTGCGGAAGAAGCTGGTGAAGAGCCCAATCAAGACTATCTCGACTGGTGGGATCAGATCAAGATCGATAATGCCAACAAGATCCACGATCCTGCATGGCAAAAAAACAACATGGAATACGATTTGCGTAGCTCAAAAGAAATGTGCGATAAAGTTAAAGAGTCAGACAACTATGCACAAAACTTATATGCGGCCATGTGTAATATGACTTGGCAAAGTCGTGAGTTTTGGCAAGAGATGAAGGGCGAAGTGTGGAGTGCCAGTTGGCGTCATGCTGGCGGCATTGTTGCTGACATGCAGGGAAAAGGTGACTATATTGATTGGTACTGTAGCGGTATTGGCAATAAAGAATCTGGCTATGGGTTGGATCTTTATGAGCCTACTCCTGATCCAGCTGGCCGGGACTATGTACCAGAAGGTCAAGTAACTGAAGAAATTGAATTGGATTTGAACAGACTAGGCTGGCGGCCGGTTCCTTGGAACGATGATGAAGATTGATTTAGAACACTTACACTACTGGATGCAGGCCATCAGGCAAAGCCCAGATCCTATGCGTACTATGGATGCTTTTTGGAGTGGCCAGCTCAAGAGCAAAGAATGGCTTGTGCAAGCATTGAGTATGCAATGTTCGGTCAAAGATGAACCAGTCAGTATCGAAATACACGGCGGTTGGGTGGGTGTGCTGGCCAGCATGTTGTTTCAAAGTAAAATTCCTGTCAAACGCATTTACAGTCTAGACATTGATCCTACCTGTGAACCTATTGCTACAATGATGAACAAGGGCGAAGAAATGGCGGGTAGATTCCAAGCCAGCACAGGGGACATGTGCAATTTAATATCATTCGCTGATGTAGTTATCAACACCAGTTGCGAACACATAACACAAGCACAATATGAAACATGGCTAGGCAAACGCCAAGACAATCAGTTATTGGTACTGCAAAGTAATAACTATAATATAGACGAGCACATTAGAATTGCCGAGTCGGTTGACGAATTTGCAGAACAGTGTAAAATTAACGTTCTATGGAGTGGCGAATTACAGTTACCGCTATACAAAAGATTTATGATAATTGGAACCAAATGACAACACTAACATTTACAGCAGAAGAGCTTTTTGAGGACATACCCGGAGACCCGGATCATGTCATGATGAAAATCCCTCCAGAAATTTGCGAAGCACAGGGTTGGGTAGAAGGTACCACACTCAACATTCAAGTAGAAGATGGAAAGATGATCATTAGCAAAGCATGAGTAAGGATGATTTACTGGAGTTGACTGGGCAAGTTACTGAAGTATTACCTGGTAATATGTACAGAGTAAAGCTGGACGATAACCAGCATGTCATATTGGCCTACTTGGGTGGCAGGCTAAAACAACATAAAATTAAGATTATCTTGGGCGACAAGGTCCGAGTGGAAATAAGCACTTATGACTTGTCAAAAGGTCGTGTGACATATAGGTTATAAAATGAACACAGTGATGGAGACAGTATCTTCTGTTTGTAATCGAGTTAGACATAACAGCAAACACGGTGTAAGTTTTCAAAACTTGTTGACCATGCTACGCAGAGAGTTCAGAGAGCGTGGATTCAATCTCAAAATAAAATCCGATAGAGATAAAGGACTAGATCCTGTAGAATTTTATGTCAACGCATATTACGATGCCGAAGACGATAAAAATAAAGAAATCCCAATTGAAATAGTTGTACACCATAATTTTGAAAAATTTGCAATATGGGATAAAAAGCATACTACAGAATTTTTAATACAAATATTTGATGCTACAGTACACGAATACAAACATCAACGCCAAAGCATAAAACGTAAGTATAATGTATATGCCGAAAATGTCAAATCTCCCTACAAAGAATATCTTGCAGAAGATGACGAACTCGATGCTTATGCACTTAGCATTGCCATTGAACTTTGCCGTACTTTAGGAAAATTTAGAGCATTGAGATTGATGAGCAAAGCATCAGCTCTTGCCAAATTGAAATTCAATGGCAGATATGTTAGTCCAAATCTAGCGGCTTATTTTGGACAGTTTGGATCAATACACAATCCTTTGCTCAAAAAGTTATCCAAAAAGGTATATGTGCGGCTACAGAAGATTGACACGGACTCTGTCTTCGTGTAAAATACAAAGTATAGCAACTACACACAGAGCGTAACATGAAAGAGTTTCCTACCCAACAAGTTCTTGAGCTGGCTTGTGCGGCTCAGCGCATCAACGGTGCTTACATTAAAGAAGCAGAAAACGTATGGGCTGAAGACGGCGTCTTTATGTATTCTAAAAAATCTAACAAGATGCTGATGCTGTGTACAGTGGATCATCGCCATTGGACAGCTGATCCAAAAGATTCTCCAATGCCACTTCGAGTACTGCCTGAAGATGTTACACTTGCAGAAGAAATTAAACGGCATTTCAGAAAATTTATGTTTGGCGCTATAGAAGGCGAAAACGATTTTCAAACCAACATCAACACAATTTTATCCAGCGATACTGTTAAACAAAACCAATTTGGTTATGTGGCTTGTTTGCCCAGCGTTCATGCTAGGGATATTGTGCAAACCAAAGTTAAACGAGCGGCTAGGTCAGTTGAGGAAGGTTGTTTGGCAGAAATTGGCAGTACAGTTAAAGATTTGGATGCGGAAATAATCTCCTCAGTTAAGTCAAAAAACTTTGAGGGTTGGAATATAGATGCTATAATAAGCAATAAGATGGTATCTTGGATGAACAAAACGAATCTTAATTTAGGACCAGCTGTTGTAGTCAAAGCCAAAGTTAAGGATTGCAACAAGCACTGGAAACATCAAAATGATGTGACTAGACTACACTATGTAAAGGTAGCACAATGAGCGGTTGGAATACAATTCAAAGAATTCGAAATATCGAAGAGAAAATCGATCTCCTTGGTTTCAAGTTCAGCAAAAGCAAGCACGGTGATTGGACAGACGATCACGGCGCCTTGAGCCTAGTGCCAAAAGATGCAGATGCATTGCCTGCGTACAGCCGAGATGCGGAACTGTTTGTGGGTAGTTTGGAACGATTGGAAGATTGGCTGGCTGGAGTACAGTGGGCACGAGATTACGACATGTTGTGCCGCATCAGCACAGATGAAAAACGTTTGGACGCAGAACAAAAAGTGCGCAACAGGCAATTGATGCGCACACTCAAAGAAGGCAAACGTGTGGAAGGAGTAGTAGAATGAACTCCTGGATATTGATCATTGCTATGTTTAGCCCTGGTGGAGATTTTATCAACAAAACTCCCGTCGAGTTTCAATCGCAAAAAGAGTGTGAAGCAGTACGAATTCAATTGTCAGTCTTGGATAGTCCAATGGGTGTAAAACACAAAGGTGTATGTGTGACGCGAGATCACTGGACTGGTAAAAAGAAAATGCCTAATGTGGCATACGACTAGGAAAACATATGAAACAAGAACTAGATAAACTGTTGTGCGAGAAGTATCCAAAGATGATGGTGAACCGCAACAAGAACATGCAGGAAACTTGTATGTGTTGGGGATTTGAATGTGGCGATGGTTGGTTCAATATACTGGATCAGCTCATGGGCAGTATTCAACATCATATCGATTGGAAGGACAAACAGCGAGCAGGTGCTATCAAGTATAATGAAATGGCCACACAGGCCAAAGCTGGTAACTTTGACTTGTTCGAAGAAGATATGAAAGCCTTACCCAACGACGAGTACAAAGAAAAACGACTGGCGGAAATTGTTGCTGGAGGCTTTAGAACTGTACCAGACTCTATTCCGCAAGTGACGTTGGATCAAGTTAAAGAAAAGTTCGGTACATTGAGATTTTATTACTCAGGTGGTGATGACTATATCAGTGGTATGGTATCACTGGCAGAAAGCATGACTGGAGTCACTTGCGAAAGCTGTGGCAATGTTGGTGAACGTCGAGGCGGCGGTTGGGTGCATACATATTGCACACCATGCGAGGAAGCACGTGAAGTTGCCCGTGCAAAGGCAGATGAAGAATGGGAATATAAAAAATTACTTAAAGAAGGATTTGAAGAATAATGGAAAAATTTATGGAATGGTTTGGTCGTAACCGTCAAACGATCGGATATGCTATCGGTGGAATAAATGTGTTGAATGGTGTTGCAAGTGTAACTCTTGGAGACACACTGGGCGGTGTATTTTTTATTGTGCTGGGTTCAGCAATTATTTTTGATTCAAAGGTGTTCAAATGATTAATTTAAAAGAATGGATGGAATTGGTTGACTATAAGATTACCGAAGGTAGTGATTATGGTTGGGGTTGTTACGGCCCAAATAGTTTTAGCTTAGACTCGTGGAATGGTGTTCATGGCAAGGGTGGATGCAGTTTCAGTATTGTGTTCAGTACCAAGAGTCAAAAGATTTATGAAGTCAGCATGTGTGATTACACCAATGACCGTGCTTACCGAATGATCAATCCAAAGTTTCAAGAGAAACATCGCAAGGAAGCAGAGATGCGTGATGTTAATTTGAACGAAGCATGGGACGATGTTGACTATGTGGATTTGGATGTGGCGGATGACTTTATCCAAAAAGCACTTGCCATTCGGGCAGGAGAGTCTTACGATACACGGGTACAAGTCCAGGTTGACTTTTCGGATGAAGATCTGTTACAATATATGAAAATAGCACACGAACGTGACATAACTTTCAACCAACTAGTTGAAGATGCACTACGTCAGGCTATTGAAGATGTAGAGGCTGGACGTCTTACCAAAGAAGATGCACAGCGTTTTGTATTAGAAAGTGCCGGGAAATCTTGGCCATTTGAGAAAGTAGAAATTGATGAAGATCAAACTGGTATCTGACCTCCACTTGGAGTTTAGTGATGTCAATGTTGTTAACGATCAGAACTATGATGTGCTGATCCTTGGTGGTGATATTTGTATCGCCCAGGATCTGCATGACCACCCCGAGCCTGCCAACACCGCTGATCAAGCGGCTATTGCTAATGGTACTGGCCTGGGTCGTAGACAGTTGACAGCACAACGGTTCCGTGATTTCTTCAAGCGTTGTAGTTTTCAGTTCCCACATGTTATCTACATTATGGGTAATCACGAATTCTACAATGGCAAGTTCTATGCTGGTATTGAATACATGCGTAACGAGTGCGCCAAGTACCCTAACGTGTACATGTTAGAGCAAGACACGAAGATTATTGATGATGTGGTGTTTGTGGGTGGAACACTGTGGACCAACATGAACAAGCGTGATCCGCTCACAATGCATGCCATTGAAGGTATGATGAACGACTTCCGTATCATTCGTAATGATGCTAGGAACTATGCTCCTATGAGTGCGTTGGATGTTGCTATTCGTCACGACAAGACTCTTGCCTACATCGAGCATATGGTCCATGTACATAAGAATAAGAAATGTGTGGTAGTTGGACATCACTCACCAAGTTTCCAAAGTGCTCACCCGATGTACGCACACGAAACACTAATGAATGGTGGATATCACAGTGACTTGAGTGAGTTTATCTTGGATCACCCACAGATCAAACTGTGGACACATGGACATACTCATCATCCGTTTGATTATGTGATTGGTGAGACTAGAGTTGTGTGTAACCCACGTGGTTACGAAAACGATGGTTACAGCGAAAACACAGGCTGGAACCCAAATATTTTATTGGAGGTTTAAATGGAAGAAGTCAAAATGTCAGTATCTGAAATGGTAAAAACTACTGGGGAGAATACTCTTAATTTTATGCTACAAATTTCTGAACACATTGCCAAATTAGAAGCAGAAGTTCATAATTTGCGTCAGCGTGTTTCAGAACTAGAAAGCGCAGAATGACCACGGTGGGCAATCTAAGCGAAAAAGACTCGGCCTTATTTAAGAAGTGGCTGAGAGGCAATCTTAAATCTGGCCCTGTTACGGTGACGTTTACAAAGAAGGATGGTACTGAGCGTGTTATGAAATGTACTACCAATCCAACTTATGTGTTGTTTAAAGATCCAGCTATTGTTGAATCCAAAAAAGAACGCAAGACAAATGAAGCTGTTATGCCAGTATATGACATGGAAGCAGGACATTGGAAAAGTTTTCGATGGGATAGTGTTAAGAGTATTTTAATTACCCTAGGGGAAGAACGTGAACACAATAACGAGACACAGTGACACTTGTCAAATTAAACAATCAGCCAGTGGAAAGATTGTTGAAGCAGTTGTTCAAGATTTTCAACAACA